GAGGGCATTCTTGAAATTTATAGGTTGAGGACGTAATTAAAAACCTTTAATAGTGGTAGATTTTTTATTTCATGGATACCACCTATTAATTTACAAAATAGATATATAATTAAAAATGGTATAAAATATCCAGCAAACGAAGACTGTGGTGCTTTTGGATGTGATCCATATGATATATCAGGAACTGTAGATGGTAGAGGCTCAAAAGGTTCTTTACATGGTTTAACTAAATTCACTATGGCGGATGTTCCTCCTAATACATTTTTTTTAGAATATATAGCTAGACCACAAACTGCAGAAATATTTTTTGAAGATGTTTTAATGGCAATTGTATTTTACGGTATGCCTATACTTGCAGAAAATAACAAACCAAGATTATTATATTATTTAAAACGTAGAGGTTATAGAGGATATTCAATGAATAGACCAGATAAAATTTACAATAAATTATCTGTAACAGAAAGAGAAATAGGTGGTATACCTAATTCTAGTGAAGATATAAAACAAGCTCATGCTGCTGCTATAGAAGATTATATAGAAAATTTTATAGGATTTGATGGTGAAAACTATGGAGATATGTATTTTCAACGTACTTTAGAAGACTGGGCTCAATTTAATATAAATAATAGAACACTACATGATGCTTCTATAAGTTCTGGCTTAGCAATTATGGCTTGTAATAAAAATAAATACAGACCTATTGCTGAAAGAAAATTAACAACTGTACCTTTAGGTTTTAAAAAATATGACAATAAAGGAGTAAATTCAAAAATACTAAATTAGATGGTTAACATTAACTATAATAGTGCTTTTCCGGATCAGGTAGTACCTGAAGAAGAGAAAATGTCTAAAGAATATGGTTTAAAAGTAGCTCAAGCAATTGAAGGTGAATGGTTTAAAAATAGTAGTGGTCAAAATAGATTTATTAATAATTTTCAAAATTTTAATAGATTAAGATTATACTCAAGAGGAGAACAACCTGTTCAAAAATATAAAGATGAATTAGCTATTAACGGTGATTTATCTTATCTTAATTTAGACTGGAAACCTGTACCTATATTATCTAAATTTGTAGATATAGTAGTTAATGGTATGACAGATAAAGGATATGAAATAAAATCCTATGCGCAAGATCCTTATGCTATAAAAGAGAGAACTAATTTTGCTTTTAATGCATTAAGAGATATACAGCATAAAGAACAAATTGATCAATTAGCACAATTAACAGGTAGAAACTTTTATAAATCTCCTAATCCTCAAGCATTACCTAATGATCCAGAAGAATTAGAATTATATTTACAATTAAAATATAAGCAAAGTGTTGAAATAGCCGAAGAAGAAGTTATTAATAATGTTTTAGATTTTAATAAATATGAAGAAACTAAAAAAAGATTAGCACAAGATTTAACAGTTTTAGGTATAGGTTGTGTAAAAACTGGTTTTAATTTATCTGAAGGTATTACTGTTGATTATGTAAATCCAGCTAATATAGTTTATTCATATACAGATGATCCTAATTTTGAAGATATATATTATGTAGGTGAAGTAAAAAATATGTCACTATCAGAGGTTAAAAGACAATTTCCTTGGCTTACAGATAAAGAGTTAGAAGAAATACAAAAATACCCAGGTAGAAACTCTTTTACAGATAGCACATGGTGGGCACAAAGTACTAAAGATCAAGTTCAAGTATTATATTTTGAATATAAAACTTATCAAGATCAAGTTTTTAAAATAAAACAAACAGATCAAGGATTAGAAAAAACATTAGAAAAACCAGATACTTTTGATCCTCCACCTAATGATAATTTTGAAAGAGTTGGTAGATCAATAGAGGTATTATATACTGGAGCTAAAGTTTTAGGTTTAGGTAATAATCTGCTAGAATGGAGATTAAGTGAAAACATGACTAGACCTTTTGGAGATACCACTAAAGTTAATATGAATTATGTTATTTCTGCACCTAGAATGTATCAAGGTAGAATAGAATCTATTGTAAGTAAAACAATAGGTTTTGCAGATATGATTCAACTTACACATTTAAAACTACAACAAGTTTTAGCTAGAATGGTTCCTGATGGAGTATATTTAGATGTAGATGGTTTAGCTGAAGTAGATTTAGGCAATGGTACTAATTATAATCCAGCAGAAGCATTAAACATGTATTTTCAAACTGGTAGTATTGTTGGTAGATCTTTAACACAAGAAGGTGATTTAAATAGAGGTAAAGTACCTATACAAGAATTACAAACATCTAATGGTATGGGTAAAATATCTTCAATGATACAAACATATCAGTATTATTTACAAATGATACGAGATGTAACCGGGTTAAACGAAGCAAGAGATGGTACAACACCATCTAAAGATGCATTAGTAGGTTTACAAAAATTAGCAGCAGCTAATTCTAACACTGCAACAAAACATATATTACAGTCTTTAATGTATTTAACTGTTAGGATTTGTGAAAATATAAGTTTAAGAGTTGCAGATATGTTAAATTTCCCTTTAACAAAACAAACTTTATTATCTAGTATTAATACATTTAATACAAACACTTTAGATGAAATACAGAAATTAAGTATGCATCATTTTGGTATTTATTTAGAACTTGAACCAGAAGAAGAAGAAAAAGCTGCTTTAGAACAAAACATACAAATAGCGTTACAAGCCGGCAATATTGGTTTAGAAGATGCAATAGATTTAAGGCAAATTAAAAACAATAAACTTGCTAATCAAAGTTTAAAACTAAGACAGAAAAAGAAGCAAGAATTAGATAGAGCTCAGCAATTAGAAAATATACAAGCTCAAGCTCAAGCAAATGCAGAATCTGCTGAAAAAGCTGCTATGGCTGAAGTGCAAAAACAACAAGCAATGGCTCAAACTGAAATACAAATAGAAAAAGCTAAATCTCAGTTTGAAATAAATAAAATGGAACAAGAAGCATTAATTAAAAAACAGTTGATGGCTGAAGAGTTTAATTATGATATGCAGTTAGCTCAAATACAAGCACAAGCACAACAGCAAAAAGAAAATGCTATTGAAGATCGTAAAGATAACAGAGTAAAAATACAAGGAACACAACAAAGTGAACTTATTAGTCAAAGACAAAATGATTTACTACCTAAAAATTTTGAATCAGATAATGATAGTCTTGACGGTTTTGGGTTAGAACAATTTACCCCAAGATAATTTATTATTAATTTTATATTATTTTATTATGTCAAAAAAACAAACAAAAAAAGAGGTTGAAGAACCAAAAAAAATAGAAGAACAAACTGAAGTAAAAGCAAATGAACCTGTAAAAAAAGAAGGTGAATTTAAAATAAAATCAGTTAAAAAAGTAAAACAATTAGGTGAAGACAAAGTGCCTGATGTAATTAAAGTAGATTTAAGTAAACCTAAAAAAGAAAAAGAAGAAGATGCCGTTCAAACACACAAGACAAATGATAGCGATGCTGTTGTCGAAAAACCCAAAGACAGTAGCAACAGCGAAGAAGTGGTTGAAGAAGTACGGCAAACCGACGAAGAAGTAAAATCTGATTCACCAATACAAGAAATAAATGAAGAAGATAATACTAACGAGACAGGAGTGGCAGGAAGCGATGAAACTACCACTACCACATCGAAACAAAAAGAAATACTACAGGAAGCAGAAACACAAAAGCTACCTGAAAACATAGAAAAATTAGTAAAATTCATGGAAGAAACAGGTGGCACTGTTGAAGACTATACTCGGTTAAATGCTGATTATAGTAAAGTAGATGACAATATGTTGTTACATGAATATTACAAACAAGCTAAACCTCATTTAAATATGGAAGAAAGAAACTTTATAATAGAAGATTCTTTTACATATGATGAAGAGGTGGATGAAGAGCGAGATATTAAAAAGAAAAAACTCGCTTACAAAGAAGAAATTGCAAAAGCTAAAAACTTTTTAGAAGGCCTAAAAACTAAATATTACGACGAAATCAAGTTGAGACCCGGAGTAACACAGGAACAACAAAAAGCAATGGACTTTTTCAATCGCTACAACGAAGAACAAGCAGCACAAGAAGCAATACGTGAAAGGTTTGTATCTAATACTAAACAAACATTTAACCAAGAATTCAAAGGTTTTGATTTTAAATTAGGAGATAAAAAGTTTAGATATGGTATAAAAGATCCTTCATCAATTGTAAATAACCAAAGTGATATATCTAATTTTGTTGGAAAGTTTCTAGGCAAAAATGGAGAAATTGTTGATACTGTTGGTTATCACAAAGCTTTATATGCAGCACGAAATGTAGATACTATTGTTAACCACTTTTATGAGCAAGGTAAAACTGATGCTATAAAAGAACAGTTAGCTAAATCTAAAAATATTAGTACAGAACCTCGTAAAACAGCTTCTGGAGAAGTATTTATAGGTGGTTTAAAAGTAAAAGCAATTAGTGGTTATGATTCTTCAAAATTGAGAATAAAAAAGAAGACGTTTAATTAAAAATAAATAAATAAATTATGGGAAGTTTAACTCCACAATTTGGCTCAATAGTTCCTGCTCCTAATCAGCAACTATTAGCTAGTAATTACCTATCTTTTACAGATGGTAATAATGATTTTGCTCAGCAATATCTACCTGAAATATACGAACAAGAAGTAGAAAGATATGGAAACAGAACTCTTTCTGGTTTCTTACGTATGGTAGGCGCTGAAATGCCTTTAACTTCAGATCAAGTTGTTTGGTCAGAACAAAACAGATTACATATAGCTTATGATGGTGTAGCAAACGGATGTCCTGGTAATTGTGATACTCTTACAATCCCTGCTCCAACTGCTCCAGGTGTTACAAGAAACGTAATATCTCCCGGACAAACTATCGTTGCTATGGATGATTCTGGTAATGAATTAAAATGTGTTGTATTAACCTCTAATACAGGTACAGGTGTGCTTACTGTTGCTCCTTATACAGCACAAACACTTGCTGGTCTTGGTGCTACGGTAAAAATATTTGTATTTGGTTCAGAATTTGTAAAAGGCGCTGCAACAAGCAATGCCGGTACTGGTGCAATTACAGGTAGTACTTCTAACCAACCACAAATAAGTATAACCCCAAGCTTTACGCAATATAACAACTCACCGGTTATTATTAGAAACGTTTACACAATAAATGGATCTGATATGGCTCAAATAGGTTGGGTTGAAGTTGCAACTGAAGATGGAACTACAGGTTATCTATGGTATTTAAAAGCTGAATCTGAAACTAGATTACGATTTGAAGATTATCTTGAAATGGTATGTGTTGAAGGTGAACTTGCGGTTAATCTTGGAGCTGGTGATGCATTTGCTGCTGGTTACAAAGGTACTGAAGGTTTATTTGCCGCTATCTCTTCAAGAGGTAATGTTGAAGTAGGATTTTCTGGTGCTTCTGGTTTAGATGACTTTGATGCAATACTTAAAAATTTAGACACTCAAGGTGCTATTGAAGAAAACATGTTGTTCTTACAAAGACAAACAGCATTAGAATTCGATAACATGCTATCAAATGTATCTATCGGCAATAGCGGTGGTACAGCTTATGGTTTATTTGAAAACTCTGAAGAAATGGCATTAAACTTAGGTTTTAGCGGTTTCAGAAGAGGTTCATATGACTTCTATAAAACTGATTGGAAATACTTAAATGATGCTTCTACAAGAGGTGCTATTGATGGTGTTCAATCAATTGAAGGAGTTTTAATACCAGCTGGTACTTCAACTGTTTACGATCAAATTTTAGGTACAAATATTAGAAGACCATTCTTACACGTTAGATATAGAGCTTCTCAAACAGAAGACAGACGTATGAAGTCTTGGTTAACTGGATCAGCTGGAGGTGCTTACACTTCTAATCTTGATGCAATGGAAGTCAACTTCCTTTCAGAAAGATGTTTAGTAACTCAAGCTGCAAATAACTTTGTATTATTCAAAGGTATTTAATTTTTTAGTAAAGATAGGGCATCTTTAAGGTGCCCTTGTCTTTACATTAATTATTTAATTATATTATATTATGGCAAAAAAAGAAGAAAAGGTAGTTGAAACTACTGAAGAGGTTGTAGAACAACCTAAAAAACAAGAAGCAGCTATAAAAGATAGCGAAGTACAAAACGATGTTGTCATCAAAACTCCTAAGAAATTAGTTCAACAGGAAGAAGATGATGTTATAAAAGTTGATTTAAGAAACAATAAGGAGGAGGAAAATGAAGAAAAACCTGTTGGAGAAGTTGAAAGCGGAGATGAAGAAAAGGTGGAGGAAGAAAAAGTTCTTGAGCCAATTGAAGAAAGCAAAGAAGAAGTAGAAGAAAAAACAGAAGAAACTGAAGAACCTGTTTTAGAAGAG